TTTGTGTTTCAGTTAAGTTTATATTCATTTAAACTTTAAATCTTTCAATAACTCGCTTATATCTTGGGCAGTATAACCAACAGAATCTTTCCAAGTAGTATCACTGGTTGTACTAATGCTAGTAGTAGGTTGTTGATATACCCACGTTGGAGAATTACCATAGTAATTTTTTTGATAATTTCTATCTATATCAGAAGTCTTTGTTAATCTATAAACCATGCTCTCAAGATCTTGTACTTTTTTGAGCAATGTTTCAAATGGACCTGCTAAACGTTCATCTTCGTTCAACTCTTGAGTATGAACGATAGCAGCCACCATCATAAAGTTGCGTAGTGCTTTTTTAACAGCAGGGTTGTCTGACGCAAGTGCTGCGTCAAACATCTGTGCAAACTCTTTAATATCAAACTGTTCCATATTACTTGCTCTGTGCTGGCAGGATATAGTCATACTTGGCCATACCGCTGTCTACACTGATCATCATAGCGCCTTGATCTGAAATACTCATAGTAATGTCACCACTTAGTCCAAGAATATTTTGAACAGCACTAACTGGCCAACTCCAAGTATGTGACAGACTTCCGTTGACAGCGTTTTGGAATACAAACTTACCTGCATGTGTACCTGCATCACCAAAGCTAAACACTAGATCATTAACACCGCCTGTGGATTCTGTGCTAACATTAAAGTTAGGTTCTTCTGAGTGTGCAGCGCTCATCAGCTTCATACGGGCAATACTGGCCATAGTTGGCTGGAAAACCACGTTCCAGTTAGCACCTTTAAACTTTACAGTTTTCAACTTTTCTTCGATAATAGCACGATTCATAAAACGATAGTCATTTTGAAAGTCGCTTGTAGCATTTTCGAAGTGAATGTGTGTAGGAATAGTTTCGCCGTTACGTTCTGCTGTAACAACATCAATCTTTGCATTGTCTTTGTATTCGGGATTTTTTAAGTGCAGATTAAGTTTGTCTAGATTAGGCATACCAAACGTGCCGTTGAATTCTTTTACAGGCGAATGTGTAACAGCCTGTAGAATAACAGAACGATCTTCTGCCATAGAATCAATCTGTGTAGTGTTATTTTCTGCTGTAACCTTTACTAGCCCAAGACCCAAGCTATGAGTGTGTGCAACGATGTCTTGAAGGATATCTTTCATTATGTTTCTCCATTGAATAGTGTTATTATATTGTCTAAGTCTTTGTTAGTCAAGAATTTTTCTACAGTATATTTAGGTTTATAACCTAACGCCTTCATTTTTTCTAGATTGGCGCAGGTCCATTCACGCTCTCCTGGGGTATTTAGACGGACTGGTAAATGTGGTGCAAGGTCTTGAATCTTTACAGGAACACCAGAACCAATATCAATTATACCTTTTACATGATCTTTTTTTATCAATATTTCTATAGCGTTTAAAACATCTTCTAAATGTACAAAATCTCTGTAGTGACGAGTAACATATTCTAATTTATTGTTTATAAGTTTAGAAAAGAACATGTTTTCTCTATTACAGTTTTCAGAATAAACTGTGTGGAACCTCATTCCCAGTGTATTAGAATATCTAGCAGCAAGTTCTTCTAAACAATATTTCGAAGCTGCGTAAGGATTTAGATCAGGTTCATATGCACTTGAACTACTTGCATATAATATGCGTGTATTTTGATAACGATCAAATAATCTACGACTTGCTTCTATATTGTTGTACCAATATGCCGCAGGATCATCAAAGCTTTCTCTTACACCACTTTTACCTGCTAAATGAATAACTAGATCTACTTCCCAAGGAAAATCACAGGTTAACAGATTGTGCTGTTTTCCGTCTTTTATATCATAACAAATAACGTCGTGATTTTTATCCAGTCGTTTTAATAAACTACTGCCAATAAAACCACGATGTCCTGTTAACAATATTTTCATGCAGCAAATTTAGCTTCTTGTAAATAAACTAACCGTTCCCAAGTGTCTCGCCAGTTTTTAACATGATAACTGTTGACAATAACTTTAGCTAATGGATAATCATTGCCTTTAGGATCACAGCGATCTCCAAAAAAGTATAGTTTATCAGTTTTTTGATCAAAGTCTTTGATTATTTGACTTTTATCCCAGCCAGTAGGATGAATGTCAATACCAGTTTCTCCGCCTATAGTAGCAGTAATGTTATCAAATGTACTATTGATTTGGTAAGCAATGCTTTCACGCTCTCTATTAGCAGTATCCCAATCCACATACATCTTACGTTCGCCTAGTGTAGCACCTCTGCCAACTATACTAAAATTGATCATACCAGTACGTTTTTCAATGTGCTGCCCCATTCTAGCTGGAAACTGACTAGCTCCGAGCCAGCCGTCTAGCAAATCATACAATTCTTGGGGAGCATTCCATTGTCGAGCTCGAAGTAATTCACCCTTAGCCCAAACTTCATTACCTGAGCAATTGTAAACAAACACAGGCCATCGCAGTAATCGATCACCTAATTGTTCTTGTGTTTTAGCATAGTCGCTGCCTGTAACAAGGTACACGTCGTTGTTTATACAAAACTCTTCAAACCAAACTGCAAAATCTTTATTGATGTGCTGTCTGCTAGGAGTAAGTGTTCCGTCTACGTCAAAAATAAATTTATTTGTCATTGAAATTTTCTCTTTCTGCTACGCGGCGCCTAAGATCACTTGAGGAGAAGCGATGGTCACGTTTGTTAAAGTAAAGCTGAATACCTCGCTTCTTACAGATATCCTTGCCCGTAAAATCCATCTCTCTATACTCTTCCCCTAATATTCTAACATCAATATGATACATTGTCAAGATATCTTCAAGATCTCGTTCTGTAGCATAGGGAATGATTTCGTCAACATATTTTACACCTTTCAATTGTGTATAACGTTCAACTATAGTTTGCACAGGTGTGTTTTTAGTCGGTCGATCTACACTAGGATCCATTTGTAAACCACAGATCAAGTAATCACACTGTTCTTTAGCTTCTCGCAGCATTTGAACATGTCCTGCGTGAAGTAAATCAAAAGTGCTAAAAGTTATTCCTACCTTCATAATCCCATCCCCCTTGCAGCTATAATCATCACAGTAAAAACTCCGCCTATTACTGCCTTGTCACCTACTGTAGTATTATCTTGTACGTTAGCACATCCAGATAATAACAAAACTAAAAGTAAAACACGCATACGATCACCATTCAAAAAGACTGTTAAATGTATTATTACGTTTGGTACTTTCTAGATCATACTCTAGAACACCAATAAGGTTATCCAGTTTGTTGTCGATAATAGTTTCTGCCATAGCACCGTCGTCGAACGGAAGTTCTTTAAACCATTCCGGAATACGCAGTTCGTCTGTAGGATAACCTATTGAAGTATAACCCAACGGATTCTGTTTAAGCTTACACACAATAGTCTTCATACCATCTACAATCTCTTGGCTGTAGCGATCACCATTCATGCGCTTGAGTGTATTCCAGTTGATAGCTGCTCTAACGTGACCTGGCATATTAGCCTTGCCTTGTTTTTGTTCTAGTTTTTGGTAATACTGGATCTTGTTAGCACGTTTAGGTGTACCTTTCTCCCAGCCTGGACGCAGTTCAAACTCTTTTCTAAACTGTGTAATACGTTCTAGTATTTCTGTTTCACTGCGCTCTTGTAGAACCATAAGTAGCACTTCACTTAAGAACTCTTGCATGAACACTGGTGTATCTGAACGACGTAGATCAAGACCCATAGCTTTAACTTTGCCTGGTTTGCCGTCAACATCACTGCGGAAGCCTTCAGTATCATAGACCAGTGCTGCATAACGCTTTTTGGTAATGTACAAACCTGAGCTGGCTACAATTTCTCTACCAGCCGCAATCACATCTGCTCGTGTCTTTGGACAGTGAAATGCTTGTGCCATAAAGTCTGTAAATGTACCGTTAACTTGATCTGCAATCTGATCATATAACTGAATAACTTTTTCTTTATCCCAAGGAATAACTCCAGCGTCTATCTCTTTTTGTAGTACCGGATATGCACTAAAATACACGCTGTCTGTGTCGCCGTAGATCACTGCCTTGCCAACATGATCATATTCGCCTGTGATAGTTTTATTAACTTCGGCACTCATATGCTTAACAATTTGTCTACCAGTTAGTGTAGTACTTTGCCCGATACGCTTATCGAAAAATCTACAACCTGGGTTAAGAATAGCACCATACAAGCTGTTGAGGTTAATTTTCTTAACCAACTGCCGCTTATCCCAAAACGCTGCTTCTGTAGCATTACCTGCTTCTTTTGCTTTTTTTAGCATCTTCTGTAGATCTTTACGTTCAGCATACCAACGCTTAAGAATACCCGGAATAACACCCTCAAACTCAGTTGTAAAGATTGTACCATTAGCACTGAGCATCCATGGCATTTGACTATCAAAAATCAGCTTATAGATTTCAGCGCCACTTAGTACATCTGAACGACCATCTTCCCAGTCTATGGTCAGTGCAATGTCCTTGCGTCGATCCATTACAGCTTCATATTCTTCTGTACTAAAGCGACCTTCCCATGAGTTTGCAAAACTCATCTTTTTAAGAGTAGTGTCTTCTTTAGCCCGTGCTTCACTAATGTCTGGTCTTAGTTGTCCGATGATAGTTTCTGGAGCCATGTTTAGCGCACGAATCACTGAAGGGTATAGACTGTTCAAGTCCATACTTCCGATCCACTTGTGCAGGCCTTTTTTAGGGTATGCAACATACGCACCAGCAGCTTGTGTATTTTCATCATCTCGCTTAGGACGATTTGGAACCTGTAAGCCTCTATGATGTGCTTCGTTAATAATAGCCTGCTCAGTAACTGCTACTGCACCCATTGTGGTCTGTAGCAACACAGTGTTAGCATGGGCCAGTTCGTTTGACAGATCAATAAATCTCAGCTTTTTGTCTAGCTTGTCTAACAACGCAACGTCTTGCCTGTTGTATTCGATAAATCTTTCAAAGTCATTATTATAAAGTTGGTCTAGTGTTCCTTCGTAAACTGTTTTGTTTTCGCCAATCTCCATTTCGCCAATTGCGTCAAGTCTGTAGCTGTGTCGTTCTTCATAGGTATATTTTCTATACAGTTCAAGACTGTCGAGGTGAACTCTTCCAACGAAGTCATAAGTTTCAGACATCTTGCCAAACTTTTCATATTCTCTCTTCTTTGGTAACTGACCCCATAAACAGAAACGTCTAGTATCATCATTACTTAGCACACGTTTAATACGATTCACTGTATAAGGAACGTCATAGCCTTCTGAGTTCCAACCGCTAAACACGTCAGCATCTTCAATCAAATCTAAGAAAGTTTGCAGCATAGCACGTTCGCCATTGCCTTCTGCATCATTATCAAACAGTATTACGTCACCGTTTGGCCAACGACGGTTGATCATTTCTTGTGCTTTTTCTAGCGGCAATCCTTTTGGTGGAACCGCAACAGTGACTAGTGCATCTAGCCACTGCAAGCACACAGTGATAGCAGTAATGGGCATGAATGGGTCGTCAACAGGAGCAAATCCACGCTCGGGATCAAAGTCAGTCTCGATGTCCCAGAACGCTACATTTAGCTTAGGTGCGTCTTGATTAAGATAGTTTTCACTTAGGCATTGGAAGATTGGGTTTAGATCGCTTTCGAAAAGATCTTTGTTTTTGTTTATAGCAATCTCTTTGCGAAAGTCTTTGGTGTTTTTACAAACGATTCGCGACAATGGATCTCCGTAAACACTCTTGTACTTGCCCTTGAGGTCTTTATAATAAAAAGTATATTTTACAGGATATTCTTGGTATATCCTTTTACCGTCTACTCTTTCAACGATTCTAATAATATCAGCATCTCTATCAAAGATACTATCAACGTATGACATTTATTTCTCCTTGCGATTTTCTGGCTCGCATACCTTCAACCTGTTCGTAAAGTGAACGACTCTATTCTTACTTAGTATGTGTTAACATGTACAGTGTAATTTTAGGATCATCTACTACTAATAAATCCGAAGGATATTTCCTATCAAGATACAACTTTCCTACAGGATTTACATTAATCATCTTAGGATTGATCTTTTTTACTGTAGCTATCTTGAGATTGTTACGAGCAGGGTAGACGACTACATCGTCTACCTTAATACTATTACCTAGAATGTCTTTGTGCGTTATTTCTTCAACCATCTTTATCATAGCCTAAGGTTGCAATCAATGTTTCTAGGTCTTCATGTGCATCTGCATGTTTACCCCAGTCACGATTTTTAGCAATCTTAATAGCTTTGTTAATCAATGCAGGTTTGACGTTTAGTTCTTCTGCTACTGCTTTTACAGTGTCCTTAAGACCTGCTTGTAGATCTTCTACTTCTTGCAATACAGTAACACCTTCTTTTACAAGACGCTCAAGTTTAGCCTTTTCTTCGGGCCCGTAGACGCGATCGCTCATATATTTCTCCATTTATATTGTGTTAAGTATATGATATCGTTGATCAGATGTCAACTAGAAAATACTTTGCGATTATCAAAAGCTCGCTCCCATCCAAAGAACTGTGCTTTGTAATCAGAATGATCATCAGAGCTTAAATTAGCCCATTCGTCGCGTCGTTTAATAAGACAGCATACACCGTCATACCAATCTGTATTTTCTATAATTTTTTCTAAACGTTCTTTTGCTTCTATTGCAATATCAACATTATCAAAATCTTGCTCTATGTGTATTACTTCCATGCACAAGTTATGATCAATATAATCTAAACTAAAGTCAATACCCCACTTAGGACGGATGCCTAGTAGCTTGTTAAGGATAGGTCTATTTTGTTCTACAGCAGCTACTTGTTCTCTAGCAGCACCTGATAATGCATATCGTGTAAGCAGCATACAATGATCCAATACAAGAAATCGCTCTGATTGTTCTGTATCAGTAAACCATTCTTGTACAGGTGCTATGTGGTATTGTATTTCATTGTTTAGAGGTATACCCTGTGCTTCA